GCGAAGACGAAGAGTCCGAAGAGGAAGCTCCAAGGGATGAGAAGTTTGTTGTCAAAGTTGATGGCAAAGAAATCGAAGTCCCAAAGGAAGAACTTATCCGAGGTTATCAACGTGAAGCTGACTACACACGGAAAACGCAGAAACTAGCAGAAGAGCGCAAAATTGTCGAGTCTGAGTTTCAGCAAGTACGTGGAGAGCGTGAACAATACGCTCAGGTTTTAGGACAATTACAGCAGAAACTACAAGAGTTTGAGCCTCAAGAGCCTGATTGGAATCGTTTAGAAGTTGAAGATCCGACTGAATATGCCCGTCAATGGACATCACATCAGCGCAGACAGCAACAACGATACGCAGTACAAGCAGAGCAAGCGAGACTACAACACCTGTATCAAGCTGAATCTCAAAAGCAGATACAAAATGTTTTAGCGCAGGAAACTGCAATATTGAAAGAGAAAATTCCTGAGTGGAGTTCTCCAGAGAAAGCTAAAGCAGAAGGTAAAGCTTTGTTAGAGTATGGTCAGAATTTGGGTTTTTCAGAGCAGGAGCTGAACAGCATTAGCGATTCACGGGCATTACTAGCGCTTCACAAGGCGTGGAAGTATGACCAGATGATGAGCAAGCGTCCAGAATTCCAAGCGAAGATTAAAAAAGCACCAAAGATGGTTAGCTCTGGTTCAGCGGGTAGCGTAAGTTCTAAGTCGAGTGATTTAAATAACGCAAAAAAGCGTCTTGCACAAACTGGAAGCGTCAAAGATGCCGCATCCCTTTTCGAGAAATTTATTTAAGGACCTATCATGGCTGCTATTACAAACACCTACACCCGCTTTGACGCTAAGGGTGTACGGGAAGATCTTTCTAACGTCATTTATCAGATCTCTCCAGAAGAGACACCATTCATGTCTAATGTTGGTCGTGAGAACGTCACCAACACATTCTTTGAATGGCAAACCGATGATTTGGCTGCTGCCATCACAACCAATGCACAGATCGAGGGCGATGACATCACCTCTTTCACAGCAGTTACAGCTACTGTTCGTTTGGGCAACTACACCCAGATTAGCCGTAAGGATGTAATTATTGCTGGTACATTGGAAGCTGTTGACAAAGCAGGCAGGCGCTCAGAATTGAGCTATCAAATGGCTAAAAAATCTGCGGAAATTAAGCGTGACATGGAGTCAACAATGTTGGCTAACCAAGCCGCTGCCGCTGGTTCTACGTCATCTGCTCGCAAATCAGGCGCTTTGTTGGCCTTCTTGAAGACCAATACTAGCGAAGGTACTGGTGGTTCTGATCCTTCATACACCACTATCCCTGATGCGGCTCGTACTGATGCCACAACTACTAACTTGCGTTCATTCAGCGAAGCATTGCTGAAAGACGTAATTCAGAAGGTGTGGACAGAAGGCGGCTCTCCTTCTATCGTTATGGCTGGTCCTGTTAACAAACAGAACTTGTCTAAGATGGCTGGTATTGCTGCACAGCGTTTTCATGTTACAAGCGCTAAACCTTCAACGATCATTGGCGCTGCCGATGTTTATGTCTCCGATTTCGGAAACGTGAGCATTGTTGCTAACCGCTTCCAACGTGAGCGTGATGTTTTTGTGCTTGATCCTGAGTACGCAAGCGTTTGCTATCTGCGTCCCTTCCAGACAGTTGAACTGGCTAAGACAGGTGATGCCGAGAAGCGTATGCTCTTGTGTGAGTGGGGCTTGAAGATCAAGAATGAGAAAGCTCATGGCGCTGTCTATGACTTGAACTCAACAATTCAGACCTAATCTGAAACAACTGGGTGGGCTAATAACCCACCCTTTTTTTTATGACTACAAAAATCTTTGATACAAACCAAGAGATGGGGACTCAGAAACTTTGGCATTACGATGCTGAAAAAGATGAGGCAACCATTCAAACAATTATTGATGCTACAAATGTAGTAGAAGCAAACAAAGAACGATTTAATTCGTTTGATGAGAAGGCTAATTGGAAGGGCGATATGCACCATGTTGCATCCATCCCGATGGCTTTGTTTTATCAAATGAAAGCCGAAGGCAAACTTGATGACCAAGCTTACATGAAGCGTTGGTTGAATGACCCTGATAATCGTGCATTTCGCACAAGACCTGGAGAAGTTTAATGGATAGTAAGACCATTGGGATATTAGTCCCAACACGGGACTTTGTTAATTCTGGATTCGCATTTGACTTAGCTAGGCTAGTTGGATTTACTGTAGGTACAACAAATCACAAAGTAGTGATTTACACCAGCTCTGGCACATTGTTGTCAGCACAACGTCAGGATTTGGCTAGGGATGCTATTGAAGCTAAGTGTACCCATACCATGTGGCTAGATAGCGATATGCGGTTTCCAAAAGATTCCATTATTCGCTTGTTAAAACACGATACAGGTATTGTCTGTGGAAACTATGCCAAGCGTAGATTCCCGACAGAACCTATTGCGGTGAAAAAAAATACTCCAGATATGGATGCAACATTTATCAATCGGGTATATACTGAGGACGATTCAACAGGACTTGTTGAAGTAGACTACTGCGGAATGGGTGTAATGCTCGTTAAATCCGAAGTCTATAAATCTATGGAATATCCTTGGTTTGCTATCCCTTGGGTTCCCGCTGCGGAAGACTACATTGGTGAAGATGTATGGTTTTGCCGTAGAGCCGCACAAAATGGGCATAAAACTTATGTTGACCAGGATCTTTCTAAAGAGATCCACCATATTGGCACATTTGAATACAAACATGAACACACACTAATGTGTAGGGATGTAGAAAATGGCACTTGATACTTTTGCAGGGCTTAAAGCAACAATAGCGGATTATCTCAATCGGGATGATCTGACGGCTATTATTCCAAGCTTTATTACTATTGCAGAAGCTAAATTCAACCGCAAGTTGCGTACACGCCAGATGATTAAACGTGCTAATGCACAGATTGAAACTGCATTCTTTGCCTATCCTTCTGATTGGCTACAAGCTAAAGAGTTTCAATTAAACACCAATCCCATTGTCAGACTACAGTTTGTTACTGAGGCTCAAGGTGATGAGTCAAAAGCACAAAGATATTTAAATATTGGACAACCAGTTTATTACACAATTACTGGTAGCCAATTAGAATTTATTCCTACTCCAGATACTACATATAGCGCAGAACTTACATATTATGCTAAGATTCCTGCGTTGAGTGATTCAAACACAAGCAACTGGCTTTTAGCTTATGCCCCAGACTTGTACCTGTATGGTGCGCTCATGGAGGCTGCACCATATTTGAAAGACGATGAACGTCTACCAGTATGGAGTCAGATGTATATCAACTCCTTGGGCGACATTGAGGTGGCAGATCAAAGGGCATCTGTTTCTTCAACTCCACTTGTTCGTGCCCGTTCTTTGGGATAAAAAATGTCATCTTTTACAGACTACACAGAAAATCTTGCGCTAACGTACTTGTTTAATACAGGTTCTGTTACTCGCCCTACCGCATGGTTTGTGGGATTATTTACTGCGGCTCCTAGCGACACTGGTGGCGGTACAGAAGTAACTGGTAATGGTTATGCCCGTGTATCTGCTGGAACTATCTCTGGTAGCGGTACGGCAACTACATTTACCAACGCTGCCGCAATTGAGTTTGCCGCTGCATCTGGTGGTAATTGGGGAACTATTGGTTGGGCAGGTATTTATACCGCTTCAACTGGTGGAACTCTGCTTGCTTGGGCGCCATTGACTACTGCAAAAGCAATTAATGACGGAGACATTTTCCGCATTCCTGCTTCTAGCTTGTCTATAACATTGGCATAAGATGGCTGCTTACGGGCGTGGCGATTACAGTGGGGGTAGATACTCCTATGGAGCTTACTTAGGTGAGCTTGCCATTGTTGATGCCTCAACTGTAGTTGTTAGCGGTGAGAAGATAAAAGATGCTCATTTTGAGATTTTCTCAAGCAGTACAGTATCTGTAGGTGCGGTAAAGATAGCAAATGCAGGTGTTGCAATTGTTGACACATCTGTAATGACCGCTGCTGGTGGAATAGATGCTGTTGGCGCTCTTTTTATTATTGATATAAGTAGTTTAAATATTCAATACAACCGCATACAGCATTTTTCAGCAGCAATTAATGATACTTCTAGTGTTGTGATTAACGCTAGAAAGAAATGGGAAACAGAATCAGATGTGTCCGAAATCTGGACAACAGTTTCTGTATAAAGTTCAGACTATTAGGGGTAAAACATGGCAGATACAACCACCACAAATCTAGGCTTAACAAAGCCAGAAGTTGGCGCATCCACAGACACATGGGGTACAAAGATCAATACTGATCTGGACTCTATTGATGGATTGTTTGATACTGGCCCATTACTTAAAGTAACTAAGGGCGGTACAGGTGTTGGAACTAGCACAGGTTCTGGCAGTAATGTGTTGTCTACTTCGCCAACACTAGTTACGCCAATTCTAGGCACTCCAACGTCAGGAACGCTAACCAATGCTACAGGTCTTCCTATTGCTACAGGCGTATCTGGTTT